GCTCTTGTCTAAGCCTTTCGCGCAATGCAGCCATTTCTGGAGTATCTGCCATAAAGTCACACCCTACTTGCTGAAGGTAGCTTAAAGTACCCCGGTTTTACACCTACTTGCAAGGTCAAGTCCGTTAATCGGAGTCTACCAGTGTTCGAGGTGGTTTGGGGTTGGAAAGTAATGGAAATCTTCATTGCCTCGCACTTCTGCTTAGCCATATGGTGTTGAATCTGGATGCTTTTCGCTGCGTTAGGCGTCTGGTTCGTGGTGAAGGAGTCCCCGGTTGTCGTGCTGAAGTCGTAGGTGAACGTCCCGGCGATAGTTTGGGGGTCAGTCGTGGTGTTGTCACCCGTCAGCATGAGCCTATAAAGGCGCTGAAAACCTTGAATTCCGGCGAACGAGAGCCAGCCAGTAGTTATTGTAGAGGTGAACGCGTTCCCGAAATCTGTGTAGAGTGTGTCGCTGAAGTAGTTGAGGTCGGTCGTGTCGATATACCAGAACGTGCCGTCGACACACCTGGCGTCTAGACTTGGGGTGCCTGTGAAACGAGTCCATTGCCGCCAATGCGTATCCCAAACGAGGGTTGAGCTACCTGTTCCGGATGGGCAAAACCTAATTTGTTGTTTCGTTCGAGTGTTGCCCGTTGTGGAGATACCTGCAACGGCTACGAGCGGCGCCCCCGTACTGGTGAGGTCGTCCACCTCAGAGCCGACGTGCTTCCCGTCTTGCCCTCGAGCAAGCCCCCCGCCTCTAGCAAAAAGCCGTAAACCGACGGGCGACTGGAACCAAACCCCGGCCTCCTCTTTAATAATGGACTTAGGGCTACTCCAAAGGGCCCCCATTTCCCCGACAACTGTTGTAAAGTCACTGTATTGGCCTTGCGTTCCTGTAGCGGCTGGCCCCTGCCCGTAAATGGTGCCAATAGAAGATTCACAAACAACAACTAACCTGTCGTCAACCTCAACGGCACCCACAGCGCGCCCCGCGGAGTCTGGCACTAAGGTTTGGAAAGCTAAGTCGTTAGAGAATTCCGCCGCGAAACCTGGGGACGATTGTTTGGACCATACAATTTTACGTCCATCGTCTACACCCACCGCCACGAGTCGTCTTTGGAATAGACAGAGCTGACGACACGCAGGCATGGGGTTATTCGGCAATACGCCACCTTCAGTGTAGAGGACCTCACCATTCACCAAGTTTGCTTCCGACATTGTAACGCCAGCAGCAAGCGGAACTGAGTGCGCCAAGTACATGGTGGTGTCAGTGCTGTCTCCTAAGGTGCGGTACATGAAGAGCTGTGCGTTTTGCTTTTGCGTGGGTGGTGTAACAAGTCTCCCACTTATCCCTGTGTTTAGTGCTGTTGTCGTTATCGAGTACGTCTTTGATGGCGCTGATTCGTGCCAGTTCCCTTTCGAGTCTTCCCAAGCATATGTAAAACAGATGTTGTAAGTGCGCGCAAAGCCCGTGGGGAATTCATAGAAACCAGAACCTGAGGCAACCGCTGTAAAGGTGTTGTCCGCGCTTTCAGGTGCCCAGTGAAAACCTTCTTCAGCTATCGTCTGCCCATCAACAATCAAGGGCATTGCACCTGCCAAGTAGGTCAATCCATTAAACTCAACGTCGCCAAGCTGGTCATTGTAGGACAGCTGAAGTCTGTTTAAGGCTACAGGGGTGCGGTCTACAGTACCAGCAAGCAGCGAGTTTCCGTCATACTTAGGAAACATCAACATGTTGCTGTAACTAGTGCACACCCTTTGTTGCCAAGCCACGTCAAGGAGAACGGGAGACGTGGTGCTAATCCTTGGCGTGTATGAAGCCACCTCGCCCGCTGCGATTCTGGCGATGAAGGATGGGATGGACATCATCAAACCAGCGACGCGCTCTGTTAAAATCGTGCTAACGTCCATGACTAACAAAACGCGTTGGAAGTCGTAGGAGTCAAACGTCACAGGGACGTAGTAACGATTCTTCATCGTAAAAATTCGCCCTGCGATTGGCGTGTCCGTGCGCACCTCACTTTGAGTAGAAAGTACGTGCGCCGTGCTGACGGTCATCACATTCTGCCCAATAACCCTAGAGCCTTCCGCAGTTGCACTTTTGTAAACGTCTGCAACAATGATAAAGTTTGTACCATCAAACTCAACTGCAGTGCGTCCAATAATGTCTGCGCCTGAAAATGTGGCTGTAGAGATTGTAGAGGCCGCTGATAGCACGCCCGTGTTTGATGGGAGAGTGCGCCCGATTAGCTGGTTACCGTCGTCGTAAAAGACATGGCCCGTCAACACACTGCCAGAGTAGGTTACAGCCGTTGTCAGCGCTTGATTTACAGAGATTGCCGTGGATGTGGTGCCAGTTATCGCGGAAAGTGAGAGGTCAAGCAACCTCACTGATAAAAGATTATCCGTACCTCGCGCGGCTACAACAAACCCCACAGCCGCATACAAAGACGCGTCGAAAAGAATGTCCCGAGAGAGGTTGCTTGCTACAGTGTTGGCGCCGTTTGCCGTCATCACAGTTGTCGCGGCGATTGAGACGACACCAGCCTGTGTTATTGCCGTTCCTCGAATGTCGTAATTTGTAGTTGCGGCAGTCCAGGACGCAAAAAGTATCACGTAGCGTGAATTCGTGCTGTCCCACATAACGCGAGGTTTCGTGTTGTAGTTAGAGACAGTGTCACCTAGCGTCCCTGCGTAGAGTTCGTTGTTGTCGTAGTCCCGAATGGAATACCTACTTTGTAACCTTGTATTCCCCGAGACGGTGTCTTCCCACACGAGGCAGTATGTTGTGGTGCCTTGTGCCACGTCAAAAGCCCGGGCAGTCATAAAAAGCGAGCCGCCGACATCCGCTGGCGCGATATTCAACCCCTGTACCCTCGATGTTCGGCCCCCCGCGCGTACGTTTCTTGTTGGGGTGGACGCAGAGAAATAGTAGTCGGTCGACGCGCTAAGGCGCTTTACGTGCAGACCGTTCTCAAGCTCGACATGAAGACCGTTGTTGTGCTCGTAAAGCCTAAGAGGTTGTGCCGAGAAGTCACTCCCATAAGAAGCCTGCCCGCCACGTCGAATGATGGTGTTTTTATCGTCAAACTCGACGTTGTCGGCCACGGTCAACTTTGTTGGGATGACAAGCTTCTCATCATCCTTTCGCTGAAGGCCGTTGTTGAAGTTGAGATGGACAAGCTGCTTTTGTAAAGCCATTTTCAGCTCTCCGTGTCGAAGGAAATACCCTCAAGGCTCAAAAACGTAACACCACCTGAAACGTACACTACTGCCCCGTCTTCTTGTATGTCCACCCTGCCGACGCCACCAGAGCCAAGGACTACGAAAATTTTCTGCTTAGCCGGGCGGTATCCCGCAGGGAGCAGCATGATTGTAGTGCCCACCCCGGAAGCCCTCTCCACCAGCCCCCGAAGGTGCACTCTCCCTAGGGGGTCCTTCTTAAATGCCGCGGTTTGGTACGTGTCGAGAGCTACTGTGTAGTCTTGCCACCCCGCCCCCCAACTTGGCTTCTCCCACCCAACCGGCCTTACAAACGGGTCCAGAAACTTAACGAGCTGTGCTAACGTTGTTATAACGTGGTTAAAACCTCGCTGCACGGCCGAGTCACTTACTGAGACCCGCGGCACCTCAGATACAAACGGTGCAACTCTGTCGTTTCGTCCGGCCATAGCTACCACCACGGCTCCATGTCAACCATGTCCATATCGGTGACTTGACGAGGAGCGGCGAGGTCTCGGAGCTCTTTCGCTTTCTCAATCTCCACCCGAATCGCCTCGCGTTCAGCAACCAGCGTGGACACGTCACTTTCCTCCTTGGCAAGAGCTTGAATAGCGGCGTCGACGACGATAAATCGGTCCCACCCGTTAGGGTACTGCACCGTATCAGTGCCGGAAGCCAAAGCCGACGGGCCCGGGGCGAAAAGAATCGTTCCAGAGAGGCCAGCGGGCGGTGCTGGGTACAGCCTCACGTAAAAACCGATAAGCGAGTACCGGGGCATAAACCACGAGCCGGTGCGGTTGTCCCTAAAAGAGTTGCGCTCTGCGCGTGTGTAAGGCTGCAAAGAGCGCCATGAGCCGTTGTAATTGAGGTCTACACCATAAAGCTTGTAGAAGCTTGAGGCTATGGCAAAGTCGGTCGTGGTCCCGTCCGTAGTGAAAGTGGACGTCGACGACGCGTACTCTTCGCCGTAGGCATCTACAAGCATCCCATGCAGCTTCTGGTTGCCCTCGTTAATCCAGGCGTCGAGCGAGGTGTTGTTGTCGAGAATAAATGAGCTTCCGACCATATCAACCCGTTCTCGCACTCTATTTCGCAAAGCAGTAAGAGTCACGATATTAGGGCCGCCGGAAAGCCCAAAGTCATAAGAAGGTACCGTCATACATTCACCCCACCCAGGTTAGAGTTAGCGTGAACGAAAATCGAAGGCTTGGAAATCCACCCACCATTTCGGTAGACGACAAAACGGAAGCCGTTTGTGATGGCCGTGTAGGTGCTGGCGTCGTCAAATGTAGATGAGAAAGCGCTTCCGTCGTAAATAACCTCGGTCTTGTTGTCCAAATCTGGGTACTTAGCCCACACGACAAAACGGCCGCCTGAAGCCTCTGTGAGAACGGCGGGGGGAGTCACTGTTACGTCGAATTGAATGGACTGCGTTGGCGTGAGGACGGTGTCTTCTGCTGGTGTTAGGCCTGAAATTACAGGAGCCGTCGGAAGTGCCCCGCCGCTGAAGCTGATGCCGTATCCCGCTAGAGTTGCCATAAATCACCTTAGGTCAAAACAACGGCGGACCCGTCCCAGGGTAGCACAGTATTCCCAAACTGAACAAACTGACGGGTTGAGTCGTCCGGGTATGTGGAGCCGTTTGTAGCCGCTGCGTTCGTCGTACCGTTCCACATATCCACAATAAACCCGTGGAAGCCGTAGCTGCCAGACTGCTGGCTGTAGACGCCCATAGGCATAAGTGGGTACTCATTCGAAATCTGATTGATGGTGCCCGAGTTGTAAGCACCCACGTAGGTACCACCTGCATGCATTGTTACAAAGCCCGACGCCACAGTTGTTGGGCCTGACGTCTTTCGCAAGTTGACGTTAGAGGCAACCATTGTAGCGTTGCTCCAGATGTTTGTTGCGGTGGGGTGTGTGTTCGACGGGCAAAACGCCGCCACGGGAGTCACCAGTCCAGTCACAGGACTTTGCATCGTGTCAATTATCAAACCACCGTTAGACTGCCCTCCAGTGCACCAAACAAGGCGGGTGCAGGAGCCGTCCGTAGATTGCATCCCATGAATAGTAAAGCCGAAAGCGGCGCCTGGTGAGAAGAATGTCCAATAGTCGTTGACTTGGATTTTGTACTGGTCGGTTGCTGTTGGGTTTACTGACGTACTCGTCAACCCCGTAAAGCCCGCGCTGGGTGAGATTTGGAACATCCCGTACTCACCAGTAGCACCCAAAACACCGTTATTAGCAATCAGCGCAAGTTGGAAGTTGGACGAAACACCCGTTTGCTTAAGCACAATCCAACTTCTATTACTAGCCCCTGACCCGAAAACTACGCTACTTGCCGAAGTCCAGTTGTCTGACGTGTTTGCTACGGTGGTGTTTGAGGATGCAACTACCGTCCAAGGGTTAGTGGGGAAACTCGTCAAAACTACTTTAATGGCGTAAAGCAGCTGCTCGTAGCTCGTCTTCACTGAGGCCGCTGCTGTGTAAGAGTTGTTCGTGTCAAACTGCCACGACTTTTGAAGTGAAGGAAGCGCCATAAGTCCTCTCTAGAATAGAAGCCAGGGCAGCGCAAGCCACCCCGGCTCCTAAAACGACTTACCGGCCAGCTGGGAGCGTAGCAGAGTCTTGCACGTGGATAATAAGCAAAAGCTTCTCATCCGTGGTCAAGTCTGCAGCAGTGCCTGACTTGGTAACGAGGATGCCAAATGCATTGTTGGACGTAAGGTCGGTCTCAATCGTAACTTCCCAATCGTCCACAGTCGTAGGGTCAACAACGACGCCTTGCATCCAAAGCAACTTCTGCACTTTGTGATTCAGGGTAACGGTGTACTTCCCCGTAGCAGTCTCAGCGATGGAGGCAACTCCCTTAACCGAAGTCAAGTTAGCTGCTCCAGCCCCGGTGCCGCTGGCGTAGATAATCTTCAGGCCCGAAACGTTTGTCTGAATTTCACTGTAATATTGTTTGATTCCCATGATGAATCTCCTTGAAAGAAAAGAGGGGCGGGCCAACCTCACCCGCCCCGGGATTCATTAGGTGGGCAGCGTCGCGACCATGTTGGCCGAGGGCTTGTAGCAGAGCAAGTTGCCGTAGAAGGAGAATCGGCCTTCGTAGCGGTCTGCTCGGTATTCGCGAGCCATTCCACCGTCACCCATAGCGTCACCGTTGTTGATGAAGTCACCCAAGTGCTTCAGTTCCCAGGTGTTGAGGGTGAGGATTCGAGCATAACCCACAGGAGCATTGCGGTCCGCGTACACCTTCACGGTGCCCATAGGGCCACGCAAGCGGATGGACTCGAAACCAACTTCGCCAACTTGGGTGTACTCTGCGTCGACTCGGCTTCCGAGGGCGAGTTTGAGATTCTTCTCGTCCGTGAAGCTAGTAAAGATGTGCGACGGGTCGCCGTCTTCGCGAGCCAGGGCGGCCAACGCGGTGATGTAACCCTCTTCAGGTTGCAGCGCACTAATATCGAGACGTTGTCCGGCCAACCGCGTCACGTCCACCGAGCGGTCTACGCCGAAGAACGAGTCACCCGAGGTAGGGGCGGTGATGGGGTTCCAGGCGTCCATACCGGCAATCTTCAGACGCGAAGAGTAGGCGGTGATGGCCGAGGTAGGACGGTCACCAGCAATCCAGAGGTAGTCGCCAGTCGCCACAGAGTCGGTGTTCGCGTCAACAACGAACGTACCGGCCGAGCGGTTCACGCTGGTAACAATCATCGGAACTGCTGAAGAGGTTCCTCGGATGGCCGCGGTTTTGGAGGACGCGCCAACGAGAGCCATGCCGACTTCAATTTGCGTAATGCCTTCGCCAACGGTGAAGTTCGTACTGGAGACGGTCGTGGCTTGGCACAACCAGCCGCCCGAATCGCCATACAAATCTCGGCCGAAGTCATTGCGGAGAGTCTGCAACGTTCCGTCGATGAGTTGAGTTGCCGCCTGGACAAAAGCCGCTTTGTCACCACGGGAGGCAAGTAAAAGCTCTTGTTCCAGGGTGTACATCGCATAGTTCTTCACGCGGGTGACGGTGAAGTTAATGTCCCGGTTGTATCCCGAGTCCGTAGCAGCCGTAGACGAGCTCACGCCGTTATTAGCCGCGCCGTTGATTGCAGCCAACGACTGCGCGGTGGCGAAAGTCGCGTTACGTGCGTTGGAGTTCCCGTAGGTGATGGCGTGAACGATGCTTCGTCCAGTAAATCCGCCAGTTTTAGGGAGCAGCGCCAGGAGAGGGTTCTTCTCGTACACCGCGTTCTCAAGAGCGCGGGACGTGTAAATATACTTAAGAATCTTGTCAGCAGTCGTAGTTGTTGCAGCCATTGTGAGTCACCTTGTTAGCGGCTCACAATGTGAGACCGCCTGTTATTCGAGCTCGTCTTCGCGTCCGCTTATGATGGCGGCCATGATTTCTTGACGAGTCTTGGGAGTTTTTTTAGGAACCGCGGGTGCGGTCGTGTTAGAGTTAGTCAACGTCCGAGGTCCGTCTATACTCGGTGCTGGCTTTGCATCGGGAGCCCGCGTTTCAGGAACTACAGCATTTTGCGTGCCACCTGTCAACACCGGTCGAAATTTTTCAGCGTATTGGCGAAGTTCGTACTCGTAAAGCTCCGCTGCGAGCTGCACCGACTCTTCCAGAGTATTCCCTGGAAGTTGCCCGTATTGGGAGTGGTACTTGATGAGCGTACTCTCGACACCTTCGTAGTCCCCTAAGCTGTTGATTGTCTTGAAGCTTGGGTTGTCTTTAAGGATATCGCGCATTTGCCCAAGCATCTGTTTTCGGGAGCTCTGAAGGCGTTCTTGCTCGCGCTCTTGCTTCAACGCGGCCAGCTCTTCCTTAAGTGTGCGAAGTTCTGGCAGCTCCTTGCCTGTTTCTTGTGGCGCTTCTTCCTTCTTGTCAGCCATACCCAAGAGCCGGGCGTTGTACTGGGAGTGTGTCATGCCAGCGGCTGCCACCAGCGCCACGGGGTCTCCTGATTGAATGGCTCGCGCGATGGCTTGGGCTTGGTGTGGAGGGATGGCTTTGAGCGCCTCGACATAGGGCTTGGCGGCCTCGAGCTCTTTGAGCTCCATCGTCTTTCGCTGCGTGTCTCGCTCTTTAGCCAGCTTCAGGAGACGGGGTAAGTTGTCGTCTTCCGTTTTTGGAGCCGGTTGTGCCTCCGCTTGGGCTTGTGGCTTGGGCGCCTCTGCTGGCTTCTCTACAGCCACACCCTCCGACTCAAAGGCCGAGGCGATTTCGCGAATCGCTTCGGGGGACATGCGGGAAGGCGGGACATAGTCTTTTTGCGTCTGGTTTTGCTGCGCTTCTGCGTTTTCAGCCACGTTATTCTCCTGGGTTTAGCCCACAACGGGTGGGACGACTGGCATTTGAGGCATGTTGTTTTCGATGTTGACGTCAGGCATCCCGCCTGGAGCTGGGGGCGGTGGAGCTCCACCTATCTCCGGACCCATCGGCATTGGCGGGGGTTGTTGAAGCGCTGCGACTTGAGCCGTTGCATTGTCAATCAAGTTACGCAAAAGCATAAGGCGCTCTTCTGGGCAGTTCCTGTGACGAGCGTAGAGGTAGGCTGCATTGGCACGTTGGATGAGGAGCGTTAGGTTTTGGTAGGGCTCCAAAGGCATCAACTCCGGCTCGGGCTTGTCGAGAATCGCCGAGATTGTGGCATCGACGTCGTCGATGACGGCGTTGGCCAAGTTGCTCTCAGCCTCAATGTCAGGGAAGTCAAGTAGGCGCTGTGCCACAGCCTTGTCAATAAACCCATCCTGCATCAACTCACGCACTCGCTGAAGCCGAGCTGACGGGGTTTGAGGCAAGCTTGAGACGGGCCACATCTGCATGATGTAGCTGTCGCGTTGTAAGTCGATGTCCTTCCAATCGACTTCCAAAAGGTCTCTTCGGCCTGGCACAAGTACCTTGTACGAGCTCCACCCGTACTGCTTGGTAATCAGGTCGATAGAGAGTTCAGCAAACTCCATAAAGAGCTGCTCCCAATCTTGATGCTGGGGGGCGAAACGCTCTGACTCAATGTCGTTGTACTCGCGCAGCGCCACAGCTGCGTCCAAGCCAGAGGGTTTCTTCGCCATAGCTGAAAGCTCGGAGATGCCAACTTCCTGGAAGGCTTTTTGATAGAGCCTGTCCATATAGGCAAACTCTTCTTGAGCGATTGCGTTGCCGTTGTCTACCTGAGGAGGCACGCCGCCGGTGTAGTATATGATGTCTCCGCCGTCGTTGTTCGTAAGATGGGAGGGAGCTACCTTTGACCCCATCGCTACGTATGTACGTCCCCGGCCCTTGCGTTTGAATTGCTGGGCAATGCTCCGCACCACACGATTCAACTCAATCTGAATGCCTTGTACCGTTTCGACGACACCCTTACCCCAAAAACCAGTAGTGCGGTTCTTAAACCGGTAGACGATGAGCGGGAAGCGTTCGCACATCCATCGCTCTTCAAGAAGCGTTGCGCCGTCAATGGCGATGACGTGCTTTCCGTCCTTGGCTTTGTACCCACTTGGGAGGTGCCACGCTTCCCAGACTTGCACAGTGTTGTCGAGCACCTCAGGCTGAGCTGAAGGCATATCGAGCTTCTCGCGCTTGCCCGCGTCTGCGATTTCTTGAGCGTGCTTTGGGAACATACGAGTCAAGACGTCTCGGGAGACGTACTTGAGCCGAAGCATTTGACGTGGGCAGCCATACTGACCATCCACATCGTCAACAAAAATCTCATTTGGGAGCACGCGCTCCACATCCAACTTGCCGTCCTCACAGGGGAAAACGTGCAGAAAGCCGGTGCCGAACTCGCAGCCGTCGACGAAGACTTGACGAGCTTTCTTATATACGTCCGTTTGGTAGAAATACCCCTCGCACCACTTGTCTAGATTCCGGGCCTTGATTTGGTCCGTCCAACTACCTCCCGACGTAAGGAAGCGAGGGCGTGGGCGGTTCTTCGTCACTTTAGCGGTGAGCGTATCAACGCACGCAGCGCTGACATTGAGGGACATCAACCCAGAGTTGAACACCATCTGCCTAACAATAGCATCGGTGTAATCTTTTCCGTTTAGTGAGTCGAGCTCACAGTTCTCGTACATCCTAGCGTGGCGGACGTGAGCGATAAGTCGGTTGTTAGCCGCGCTCTTCAACGACTCGCCAACGTCGACGACGCTTTGTGCCAACTCATCCTCGCCCACCTCCCACCAACGAGCTTCAACCACGCCCGATTTAACCATCTTCTCGGGCTTTTCCTTATAGGACTTCGCGTCGCGGTAGTCTGAAGCCATTTTTCTCACCTTTTAGCGTCTAAGACGACGCCATACAGGTCTATCTGCTCTTGAGCAGTCAAACCATCCTTACCCATTATTTCTGGGAGCTTAGCCGCGTCGTCTTCGTCTGGCAAGTCAGTCTGAGTAGACGCCGTCCGTGCCTTTAAAGAGATTTTCAGCTTCAGCTGAGGTGTCTCGTAGTCCGTCACCCCGTATTCGTGGCAAATCTCTAGAATCTCTCTTAAATTCGTCGTCATAGCACTCCTCTTGTAGCGTAACGTAGTACTCTTTGGCTATTTGAAAGAGTAGCTCGTTGTGTTTCTCAATTTCTGTGATGAGCTCCAACAATCCTTTAGCATCGGCGACGTCAAACTGGCAAGTGGCCGCGCGCGCCGCGTAGAAAAGTCGGTCTTTCCACATTTCGAGACGGCTTTTGGTGCCTCTATCAAGCTTTCTCATGGCTCTCCGCATTGTAAACGGTAAACAGTCGCCCACTGAGGCGTGTCATGCTCATAACTCACAACGCCTAGCACTTTCAACTCCAACCAATGGAGCATTTCATGCGCGTAAGCAGAGCTATCGGGACATACCCCAACCTCGATTCTAAGGTTAGGTCCATCCTGCAGTCCCGCGCACTTTCCATCCCCACCAATCCAGGGGCACGGTATGGGTTCAGACTCAACAAACACGTTGACACCAGGCATATACCGCTCTGCACCCTCAAAGCGAGAATCAACCTCCTTCAGCTCAGGAAGCCAGCGGGCGTCAACCGCGTCAAACTTCTCCTTAGTCCAATGCGGGCCTCTGTCCCCATTCAGGTATACCTGTACTCCGTTTGCCGTTACGAAGTCAGGTTGAGCGCAACTTGTTACCAAAACGCTAAAAATCATCCACCGAACCATCGTACTCCTCGCTTTCCCACCAATCCCCTAATTTATTACCGGCAAGGCGCTCCTCGTCAAACTTTTCTACCGGGTCCATCGGCTCTTCAGTCTCTTCCTTAAAGTCTAAGTGCGCGAAGGCCTTACGGAAACTGTAAAGGGCGCTGTCTGTAAGGTGGTTAGGGAAGCGCGGGTCCTCACCCGGTGGTTTGCCTGACTCTGGGTCCCAGTTTGGGTCCTTGGGAAGCGTTGAAAGCTCCGCTTCGTATTGTCCGCCTCGTTGGACCTTGAGGCGGCCTGAAAGAAACTCGTCATTCATGATTCTGACGTGCTCGTACTTCTCAGTCTTCTTTGCTGGCTCGAATACTTGGTTGTAGCGACTCATGACGTCCTCGACGTACATGCGCCCGCCGCCGCCTGTGTCTGCTACCTTTGCGATGAAGTTGAAGCCCATCTTCTCCCACTTCTCGACTTGCTCCATAACTTCTTCCGCTCGCGCGCCTGGCTTCTTCCAGCTCGCGGCTTCGTAGACTTCACGACGAGAAGGGTGCCAACCCCAAACAAACAAAGCCATATCATCTCGAAACCCTAAGTCCCAACCGAGTACGTGCTGCCATCCCGGGCCCCATGGCTGCACCTCTGACAAGTCAAACCCATTACGTCCTGCGTTGTACTTATAGAAGAGGACGCCGTCGTCCCTGACCCATCGCCCGGTGTACTCTCTGACGAAAGTGGGCGTGTCTATCGTCCAGTTTCGCTTCTTAAGAAGCCTCTGGAGCTCGGCCTTAGCGTGGGGGAGGTGTGGGTTGTCGGTAAGCGTCCAACGATGGCAGCTCCAACCCGCCCCGACGCGCTCCTTTTCGCCGTCGTTCCCCGTCCCGACAAGCATACCTCCCGAGTCCCACTGACTCCCGACGTTTTCCTCACCCGTAATCCAGTACCACAATCCCGTAGCTACGGCTCCTGGCGTCCCTTCGAGACATACCGTGCCCTGTAGGTCGAAGAGACACGGCTCGATGACGTCTTCGACGAGCGATTTTAGAAAGGGTCCAAAGAGCTGGGCCTCTAAGACGACTTCGAGCTTTGTCTTGTCTCCACGTTTCCGTTGGGCGCTTGAATCCTTATCGGCGCCGACGAAGCGTATCTCGCTCCCGTTCTCTAAACGAATCGTGAGTTCAGTCTCGTGGCACTCTACTCGTATGCTATGCCGCGCTGCGACTTCTCCAAACTCGGACCAAAGCAGCTGCTTTGTGCGGAGGCGAGTAATTCCCCAGATTCTGATGAGCGTCTTAGGGTTCTCGAGCGCGACTGAGTAGCAGTACCTGCTCCACATCGACGTCTTACCCGCGCGCCGGCTGCAGATTGCTGCCTTGTTGCGGCTCTTGTCGTTGACGAAAGCTATCTGCTTGTCGAAAAGCTCCGCTAATAAGCCCCCGGTTGTCCCTTGGGCCCTCTTGCGTGCCTCTTGGCGCCGAAGAAGCTCCTCAGCTGCCTTTCGCGGGTCTAGTTTCACTTCTTAGGCGTAAGCGGGTTAGCTTTTGGTGCTGGCTCGTCGACGAATTCCATCGAGGCTACGTTCGACAGGGGAACGTGACGCGTAATCGCCACGCCATTCATCTGCTTCGTAAGCTTAACGCCGTGCTCGCTAAGCTCGATTTCTACGCCGCCCTGCCCTGGTCGGTCGCCGACTGGCTTGTTGCTGGCGCTTTGGAGCTGACCGCCGAAGGAGACTACGTTAACGAATTGAACGTATCGGAGCTTCATATTGTTGCCTCGTAAGGGTTGAACTGCATCCCCATACGCTCCAAGAATTTCCTACCTGGAGCGTTGGTAGAGTGTGAATAATACTTAAGGCCTACTGGAATCACCATGCGTGCTATCCCGTTTTTACGGTAGAGACTCTTAACGTAAGCCCAGTGAAGCGTGTCTCCCTCAACACAACTCCACCCTAAAATCTCGTCTGGCACTTCCGGGATGTAGGCGACTGAGACGTGTGAGCGGTTGAGAAGTTTGTCTATAAGGTTGTCTTGGTGTCTGTTGTAGACTGCGCGTGGAATCTTGTCGATTGCATGGATTTTCCAGTAGCTCTGGAACCACGATGAGTGCACAAAGGCCTTGTCACTCTCCAAGGCCGGGCGGACGTGAATGGCGATTTTCATTCGTCGTCACTATCCGCCTTCAGCTTCTTCTTGTCAACTCTCTCGAGGTACGGGTCTCCGTTGACCGCGGCCAGGAGCTCCTCATCGGAGATGGCCCGGTACCTGTCCAGCTCCTCGTCTGCCATAACCGCGTCCATGACTTCCGTCTGCGAGACTGGCTTCCCGCGTACCATGTGCAGAATATCGATTGCTGCTGCGCGGCGTACCTCTGGTGAGGGAACGATTGGGGCAGATTCTCGTCCGTCAGGTAACCGTGCCGTGTAGGCATTACCTAAAGCGAGGTTGACGAGGACGTCATCAAGCAGCTTGCCGTTGTCTGTGAGCTTACTCAAGGCTGAGCGCCAGGTCTCTTTCTTGGCCTTGGGTTTCACTTCGGCTGCCATGAGGCGCCCGTCGCTCGTCTTCTTGATTTCCTGTGTCTCGGCGTCTCGAGTGACGAGCTTCGAGCCCTGCCTTTTAAGCATCCATTTCATGAGTTGGAGTATACCCATCTAGACACGGCGCTGGGAAGTGGGTATTCGCAGGGCGACTCACGAGGATGGCAAGTAAAAGCTAGGGCCGCAAGACACACGGCCCCGTAACTCCTTCCGCACATGGCGGGCGAGCTAAAATCACTCTAACTGATAAATCGAATTTTGGGTTGTGGGAATTCAATTTTGGCTAAAAAGTGACTTTTGGGTTGAATTTTGGCTAAAAAGTGACTTTTGGGTTGTGTGGGTATTCGAACTCCTCTCCCTCCCCCACCCCCTCCAGTCGACCGACTTTTCCCGAATTCCCCACTCTCGACTTGTACCCCGACTTGCTCCCTCCGTTATAGCGGATGCTATTAGCAATCCTTATGTGTCGGATAGTGTGCGTCGACCCGCTTGCACGAAACGTCACCTCGAGTTCCCTAGCGCGCACCGAGTGAGATGGCATTTAAACGAAAGCAAAGGCCTATTGCTGACGTTTTGGTGGTTAAACCATATCAGGGTAGCCAAAGGCTGTTTAAAACGCTTAGGCGAGGCTGCTAGGCGTGTTTAAATGGTATTTCGGTTTGCGGTTGGTGGCCACGCGCGCCTGGACCCCCGCACCCCCAACAACTTGGCGTGGATGATCCAAAAAAGGTACCCGCTAAGTACTTAAAATTGTTCAGTGTAGGATAAAATTTCGCTCGAAGCTCGCTCGGAAAAATTTTAAAAAGTTGAACAATTTTAATCCTTTACAAGGTTAGACAAAGTCTAAAGGTTTTGCGCTTTTCAACTTAAGCGTGGAGAATCACTAACCTTTCAACCTAAAACACAAAATAAATTACCCAAAGTCTAAGGGTATTCTTTCTACTTTATAACTAATAAATAGTAGGCTTGATTAAAAATTGTGTTAGGTTTATTCCTTAATAGGTCTACCCCCACTTTTTTTGTTTTTTCCTAGTCTTTAGGAAAAGGCCTAATGCTTACGTGGGGTTGCGGGGTGCTGTGTGCAGGTGTAGTATACAACCGAATTCGCCTAAAGTGTGCAACTGTAGTAGATGTACTCACCAGTAATAAAAACGGAAGGTTACAAACATGTCAGTCGTGCTGGACACTAAAATAGATATCAGGAAAATCGTGCAAGCTGTTGATGGTTATGAGCATTTACGCTCAGTATTGGTTTTTCCTTTGAAGCGACTCGCCGAGGGCATCGAGAACAAGGAGAATTTCTTTTTAGGAAATGAATTTAATTCAGGCGACATCGACGGCGCTTTTGGATTTAATATTTCAGAAAATCCCTCTAGGTGTGCTGTTGTGTGGGCTAGTGGTTACAGCACGCAGTTTAGCCTATACGCTGACACATATGATGAGAACTACGTCGACCACTACGCAGTGCTAGGGTTGGCCATCTTAATGCAGCACTCGCCGACTGACGGGAGGGCTCGACCAGCAAAAAATCTTATACTAATGGCGCGAGATAAGGCTTTGGGCTTTATAAAAAGCCAGCCGGAGGTCGTGCGCCAAAGCTATGAGCTCGTCTCAGAGCAGTTGGAGGCCTACAAGAGCAAGGTAGAGCAAGAGGCGAAGCGACTCAAAGACTCCGTGGAGGAGCTTGAGCGAAAGCAACGAGAGGAGTTAGAGGCTTACAAATTGAAAGTCAATTCAGAACTAGCTTTGCTCAAGGAGTCAGTTTCAGAAAGGAGCATCGAAGCTAAGTACTTGGAGCTCGCTTACACTAAGGAGCAACGCAAGGCCAACAAGGCTCGAGCCTCGGCAATCCGCCTCAAGGCCCGGACGATGAGTTTTTTAGATAAGCGCTCGATTCGCTAGCGCCAGCGTCCAAAAGGCATGCACATTGCACGTAACTGCATGCACTTTGGCCGCGTTATCGGGTGGGTCAATCCCTGTCGCCGGGTCATTTTTAACTTATTGAATTCATTAGCGTTGAAGTCAAGAAAGACATCATTTTAGACGCTGTCTAAAGTCTAAGTAACTAGAATCACTCGACTTAGGCCTATGGCACACGGATAGCAAAGAACTAGAGACATGACAACAACAAACACTGAAATCACTTTTGAAGCTTTCCTCAAAGAGCTCCTCGCGCTCGGCTCAAGTGAAGCGAGGGCCAGATACGTGCAATATGAATGCCTTTTGGGGGCGCGGGAATGGTTTGAGAGGGCTCGAGAGATTGGCTTCACCGAAGAAGACACACCCCGCTCGCTCGCGGAGCTCTGCTTGGAAGACGAGCTCGCTAACCTTGGAGAGTAGAGAGATGGAAACCATGGTTGCGTTAACAATTAACGTGGCAGTCTATCACGACACCAAAGAAGAGCTTGTAAAAGCCCTTTGTGCTCTAGAGGAGGAGGGTGCTTGGATTCACCTCACTACGGGGGATTTTGCGTTGCGTTCTAAGCGTGGGGGTAAAGCCAGGGTAGTAAAAGAAAGGAAAAACAAATGACCCCGCTACAAATAGCCAAGAAGGGTTGCTTTAAGCTTCGCGAGTACTTCGAAGAGGACGTGAAAAACCTCTCGCTTGAATTCGTAAATGAGCACTTCGAGGTACTTCTCCAAGCGCTGTCAGAGCACGACGGCCACCCAGACTTCTTGAAGGCCGTAACGCTTACGACGGAGGCTAGAGAGAGGGCGAGGTGGCTGGTGTGCCGCATAGAGCCGCATACTCGCCCACGCGTAGAGTTTAACTTCGCGCTGATTGAGCTTGAAAACGAAATCAAAGAGACAGCTGCGAAGCTTCAAGCGCTTCAAAAGAGACACGCAGAGTTTAAGAACGTTTACACGGTGGGGATTGGCGAGCGCTCTAAGAAGATTCTTCGCAACTCAATCAACCGCCACACGTTTTGGGATACACGCTTTAAGATAGAGAGTGAGTAGTTATGGGCCTATTTGACACAGTAAACTATAGTGGAGACAAACTCGAGTGCGCGAAGGGCCACAAACTCAACGGTCAAGAATTCCAGACGAAAGAGCTCGGTTGTTCAGCGAGCGACTGGCTTCTTTCTGATTCTAAGCTTGAGCTTATTTCTAAGGGTGCGTGGTGGGAGGACAAGACAAACCCAGATTCAGAAGCGGGGCCGTGGGGATTTTGCTTTTACGGCAAGTGCCCTAAGTGTGGTGACAAGGTCGTGTTCTACGCCAAACTACAACGCAGTAGCGTATTGGCCTTCAGGCGTGACGACACCCCGCACGCATATTTGTTCTGTTAGGTGAGTCAAACACCGCAGGTGGGTCAAAGACAAACAGCAGTAAAGACTAGCGTGGTGGGTAATTACTACACCACAGCAGTACAGTAAAGTAACGAAATGACGAGAGTAGAAGCGTGGCACGAAGTTGGCAAACAATACTTAGCATGACAAACACAAACGAGAGAGCGAACCCAATGAACGACGTCAACGAGAAGTACAACATGCTTTGCCATGTGCGCGGGATGATTGCCCAAACCGCCAGGAAGTTAGTCGAAGACTCCACGGACCCCGAGCTGATTACCGAAATGAGGGGCCTCCTCGTCGCGGAGTCGGTAGCACGTCACCAATTCGAAGCGGCGTCTAAAGAGCTGCCTTACTAGTAGGAGCAAAAATGGACGCGAAAAGAGCGAAGGATAACGTCAAGGACGATAGGAAGGACGAGCTCTTGAAGAGTTTTGTTGACCTTCAGAACGAGATTCGCTGCGAGTTCTCCTACAAGCAAGAACTGCTTTATAAAATTTTTAAAGCAGCAATTTACGGGGAGGACGACCTGTGAGTGAGGCTAAGATGCGAGTAACTATTAGAGTAAAGATTAATAACGCAGAGGTGCAACAGTACCAAGCCCTCGGTAATACTTTAGTATTGCCTAGCTCGGCTTTCAGCGTACTTGAAGACGCTACGCCGTCGAATGGCTTCGAGGAAGTAACCCAGACGGCTTTATTGTGTGGAGGTTGTAAAACCCCGTGGTGCAAAGGTGAGTGCATATGAAAAAGTCAAACGAGAAGATTCAAGAAATGGTAAGTTTTTGCCACCGTGAGCTGCTCAAGGCCTCGTCGAAGGCGTCGCGCGCTAAAAATCTTGAAAAGAAATTTCTGTTAGAAAACTATGCCCAGTATTGGCGCAACGCCAAGATTTCTCTCGAGCACATCGATTCTGAGAGGTTCAAAAAAGTCCGCTAGGAGATTGTGTATGAGCACTAGGCAAGAAATTGAGAGATTTACGGTGGACAGCGTCGAAGTTGACGCAACCTTTTGTGACTTACCTGTTTCTGTAATAATCACCAGCAAGCGTGGAGACACGATAAAGCTTAAAGCGCCTTACAGTAATACCTTACTAAACTACTTCCCGTCACGCACGTTGCGGCAGCTTAAGAGGTTAGAGGGCTCAAAGATTACGGCCTTGATAACAACGCGCAGCACAATGGGTTTCCGCGCTGACGACTACTTAGAGTGTGAGGCGAAAAGAGTCCATTTAGAGCTTAAATCCGAACCACAAGTTTCTATCTACCCTAAAGTTTATTTAAACGGAGTAAGGTTATGAGCGAAAACTACAAACGACGTTGGCAGGTTTACGGCGAAGAAGTCACCCTCTCAGTGGACCAGCTGGGTGCTAACTTCTACTGGGACGTGTGCGCTGACGAGAAGACTCGAGGGCTCAATGGCGTCTCCAGTAGCTTCGACGTCGCTCTATTCTGTGGCACGTCCGCCGCCATGCATTTCATGTCTGAGCGAGTAGACGCGTGGCGCGCGCAGATAGAGGCGGCAGAGCGAGACCTTTTAAAGAGGGAAAAGCGATGAGTCTAGAAATCGAAACAGTACACTACAACAGCCACTTCCATCACCACGACTTTAGCGAGTCGGACTTTCTGGACGGTGGATTTGAGGCGTGCGCGCTTCATCGAGCCTTCTTTCTCGGCTGTCAGATAGACTACAGCGTCTTCAAGACCAACAACTCGGCTGGGGTGTGCTTCGAAAGCGCGGCAATCACGAACACCACTTTCACGGGAGACGCGATGCCCGGGGCGAACTTCTGTTGGGCGTACCTGCGAGATGTGACGTTCAATAATTGCGACTTGACCGGCGCCGACTTCAGCAAAGCCGTGTTTTCAAACGTGGTTTTTAATAAGTGCACACTGATTTACGCAAACTTCGGCAAGTCAAACTCTAGGGAAGTTCTTTTTATCAGCAGCCGGATGAACCACGCGATTGGCTTTGAACCTTGAACTGAGCTACAAAAGGCAAAATGACACGCACCTTCAAGGTTTCCGCCCTCCCCGGGCGTGAGTCGTCGCAAGCTAATTCCTCCGAAGTGACTTTCGAAGAGCTCACCGTAGCCCTCACGGAGTACGACGAGCGCGAGCAGAAAGACGGTAATGCCTGGTCCCCAATCGTTTGGAAGGGTAACAAACGACTTGGAAAGAACTTCGAAACAGCCAGCTGCCTGGTCTATGACTTAGACTGGGACGAGATGCCAGAGCGCGAGGCCGAGTTATCAGCGCTACGAGCCAAGCTTACGAAACAATACGTCATCCACGAAACGTACACAGCCGGTCGGTACCGTTTGGTGCTACCGCTTGCTGAAGACTTGACGTCGGACAATTACCAAGAGCACTGGTTTCGTGGGTTAGAAGCTTTGGGGCTTAGTGGAAAGGTTGACGCCAGCGGGAAGGACTTGGCCAGGCTTTTTTATCTACCCTCAAAACCCCCCGGCTCGAAGCGCGTCACGTATACCGGGGGTTCTGGTCTCTGGAGCTTTGAGGCTCCTAAACAAAAAGCAACTCCACAACCTCAAGAGCCAGAAGGCATCGACATCGCTCAAATAGCAAGCGAGGTGCGAAACCCTCAACTGCAAGGCGCTTTGAGTGGCACCTTTAAGGTGCCAGTAGGCGAGCGCCACAACATCGGGCTTTTCTGGTCGAGGGTCTTAGCTGAAGCCCCGTCGGTAGGTCCTGACCTCGAAAAAATATTGAATGTCTTTCGCTACCTCTTGGCAAATCGAGCTTTCGAAGGGGCCGACGATTCTTGGAGTGAGAAGTTCCTGGTGGACGTGCAGAGGAGCTTCAAGCACGTCGTCCATGGCGTTCAGCTCAATGGCACTCTATCGTCGACTTTGAGACAAGCCCCCAAGAAGATAGTCACCCCAGAGGAAGCACGCGAACTCGCGTCGGCAGACGGGCTTGGTTTAGTTTTAGGGAAAGACGGGAACCCCAAACCAACGAGCTTCAACGTCGACCTGGTATTGACTAAGCACCCCGAGTTCGCTGGGCACCTGCGCTTCAATGACTTAACTCGTCGACCCGAGATTAGCAGCGGCGCTCTCTTTCGCCCCGGCCCAACAGGAAAGAACGTTTTTGAGGGTGTTTACGATACGGCATTGGTGCAGTGGCTTGAGCGTGAGTTTCAGCTCTCCGTGCCTCGACACGTCGCAGCAGCGTGTCTCAACCTCGCGGCGCGAAAGAGTACCTACAATCCAGTGCAGGATTACTTGCTTTCGTTGCAGTGGGATGGAGTTCCGCGTGTCGATAATTTCCTGCATGAGTACTGCCAGTGCGCTGGGCATGACCCGTATATCCGAAGTATTAGCCGAAAGTTTCTCATTTCAGCCGTGGCCCGCGCGTTAGAGCCAGGCTGCAAGGTGGACACGGTGCTCGTATTGCGCGGCGTGCAGGGCACTAAGAAGACAAGCCTAGTGAAGGCTTTAGCGGGTGACTGGTACACGACGTTTAGCCAGCGCTTCGACTCTAAAGACGGCATCATTCAGGCTACAGAGTCATGGTTTGTGGAGCTTTCAGAGTTGGCCTCGCTCACAAAGTCGTCGATTGAAACGATGCGTGGTTTTATTACGCAACGAAGCGACCGAATTAGAATTCCTTATGCCACATACCATGAGGATTTCCCGCGTCGGTGCATCTTCGTAGGCACTACAAATTCAGACCGGCCTTTGATTGACACTGAAGGTAACCGGCGCTTTTGGGTGGTGGAAACTGGGCGAGTGGACATTGACGAGCTCGAGCGAAACCGGGACCAGATTTTCGCGGAGTCCGTGGAATTCTTCCGACGTTTCTTGGAGGAGCGCGACGGGGGGCTATCTGAGAAGGATATGCTCTACAGGTGGTGGCTTACTCCCAGCGAGCAAGAGAGTTCAGACGCAGAGAACGAGCTCTATATGGGTGACGACCTTATTGCGGAAGAACTCCGGGACTGGATGGCCGACACCACACAAGAAAAGCCCGTGAGTCTTACAGTCAAATACGTGATGAAAAACGTACTTCGTTGGCCCTCAGAGCGCATTCATGCCGAGCGCGAGCACGGGGCACAATACAGAATACGCAAAGCATTGCGCGATGCTGGATGGGTAGAGAGAACCCGAACGAAACCCGGGCCGAATAAGAGAGTGTGGGAGCTGCCAAGCCGAGAGGAGTTAAGTTGAGCTCTTCAATTAAGGACGGAAAGCTAGTCAAAGCCAGTCCCTCGCTTATAAACTCTTTTGACCCAAGCACACCTTTCGGGTGCGAAAGACGTGGGTGGTTTAAGTACGTCGCGGGGAAAGAGGAACCCTCAACAGGCAACCAGTCTCTAGGAGTTGAGCTCCACCGCTTAAATGAGGAATTTCTCTTAGGCCGAGAAGTCAATTCAGAAATCCCAGAGGCATTGACACTTTTCGAGCTTGGGCACAAGACATTGCGCGAGTTGAAGGCCGTTCACCACGAAGCCTTTCAGGTCGAACATCCTGTGAGCACAACACTTGCGGGGGTTGCTATTTCCGGCTTCTGCGATTTTAGCGCGGGTGGAGTTATCTACGATTGGAAGACTACAAGCAATATAAAGAAGTACGGGAAGAGACCAGAGGAGCTCAAGAAAGACACACAGATGCTCATCTACGCTAGAGCGATTTTCCCCCAACGGGGCGTAGTTGCACTGGCTCACGGCCAATACCAAACCAAAGGAAAACCAGAGTTTAAGGTAGCTAGAACGCTGGTTACTAAAGGAGAAGTTGACAGAGAAATTAACACTGTTATTATTCCAAAGTTAGAGCGAATCAAAACCGTAGTTGCAGAGAGCGACGTCACAAAACTAGATAGGAACGAAAAAGCATGCGGTCTCTGCCCGCACAAGAGCTACTGCCCCACGAAAGCGAGTCAAACAATCATGAGCATCTTCAACAAGTACAGCAAGCCGGTACCTCAACCAGCACCCCAGCAAGCCTCCATCCCCGAGATTCTTCCACCCGACGCCCCGAAGTCAGACCCAGCGCTAGCCGCAGAGCCCTTGCCAGTAGCCGAAACAGCTACCCCAGCTCCTAAAAAGCGCGGTCGCCCCTTAGGCAGCGGCAAGAAGTTTAGCGAGGCCGCTAGTTCTGACGTCGTTTTCGAGTCCGTCACGGTTAGCTACGGCGTGACCGTCAACCTGGGTGATTACAGCTCAGCACGAGTCGACGTCAGCATGTCCGCCCGCTCGACGGACTCCGAAGCGGCCTACTCCGAGGTGCTCGCAAAGGTGAAGCAGAAGGTGACGGAAGAAGTGGCCGTCATTACCGAGTCAATGAAAGTGAGTAAGAAATGAAGTGCTGCAAAAACAAGCGATACGACGGCTTTGGTTGCGGCTCTTACGCTTTTAACTTGCACAAAGAGGGCATCGACCAAGGCGACTTTTGCGACGTTTGTTTCTGGCGTCGTCAGTTGACCAGCATTGATGAGGCTGTCGAAAGGTTTTTGGGTGTCCGATGAGCGTCATTGTCCGCTTCGAGAAGGTAGACCCAGGGGCAACTATCCCGCAGAAGGGCTCTATCCAAGCCGCGGGGTTTGACTTGCGTGCTATTGAGCAGAAAGTCATTTACCCTAAGTGCACTGCTACCGTCCGCACGGGCCTTAAGATTCAGCTTCCGCCTGGGTATGAAGCGCAAGTACGCCCGCGCTCGGGGCTTGCCGCAATGGCTGGAGTTACTGTCCTCAACTCTCCAGGTACTATCGACGCGGATTACCGGGGTGAGGTTAGAGTGCTCATCATCAACCACGGCTCCTACACTTACAACGTAGAACCCGGTCACCGCATCGCCCAACTCGTAATTCAAAAACTGCCCGAAGTCATCATCGAAGAGGGTGTAATTAGCGACTTAACCGCTCGAGGCGTGGGTGGTTTCGGCAGCACAGGGAAGTAGTACAAACAACAAACAGGAGAAATAGAAATGAAAAAGCAAAACAAAAAAGAAATTTACGCAGTTGTCGCTAACAAGAGCTATGGTCTTTATGTAGGCATTGTTGAAAGTTTTGACACGGTTAACGGTGTAGCAGTTGTGCGCGAGTGCCGTCACGTAGCGCGCTGGTATGGAAAAACAGGCGGAATTACCTCTTTAGCAGCACACGGGCTTTGCGGCCCAAACGCACAGGACTCTAGAATTGGCGCACCAGTCAACGCGACATTGACCGGGATTGTGAACGTCTTTGAGTGCACCCCAGAGGCACGCGCAACTTTCGAGGCCTCGAAACAACAATGACTGACGACGGCAACGGCTACGGCAACGGCTACGGCGATGGTTACGGCTACGGCTACGGCTACGGCAACGGCTACGGCAACGGCTACGGCGATGGTTACGGCTACGGCTACGGCTACGGCTACGGCAACGGCAACGGCTACGGCTACGGCGACGGCGAGGGCGATGGTTACGGCGACGGCGATGGTTACGGCTACGGCTTCGGCTACGGCTTCGGCGACGGCGACGGCAACGGCGACGGGCCTAGTGGAGTTGACTGTGAATAGGGAGAGCGAGGGCTACGGTTACGGTAACGGCGATGGTTCCGGTTACGGCAACGGCTACGGCAGCGGCGACGGCAACGGCTGTGGCTTCGGCAACGGTTACGGCGACGGCAGCGGCTATGGCTACGGCAACGGCAACGGCGAAGGCAACGGCGCCGGGTTCGGCTTAGGCGACAGCGCTGGATTCGGCCAAGGCTTAGGCAGCGGCTCCGGCGAAGGCGACGGCTACGGCAACGGCAAGGGTGACGGCGACGGCTACGGCTACGGTGACGGTGACGGCTTCGGCGAGGGCTACGGCTACGGCTCCGGTGAAGGCTACGGCAGCGACAACGGTAACGCGGGGTAAAAATGCTGCCATTCCTTTCCAAAAGGTTCCAACCCTCGCCCAAGCAAGTCACGGGGGAGCCTAATCTTTCCTTCATCAAGAAAGGTCAGGCAGTGGGGGACTCTGAGGACTTACGGCGTGTTTTGGCTTTGCCCAGACGCCCACGGCCTTCAGACGAAACGCTTGCGAGCTGGGCTCGAGAGCTGGAGTTGACTTTTGGAAAGGGGGACGTGCCTTGTGCGTGTGCTTCAGAGTTTAGGCGGCCATGTTGTCGCCACCTGTTGCCTGTGCAGGCATGGGCTTTGATGGAGGCTCGGGAAGTCGGGGGGCTTCTCGGCCCCATCAAAGTCGGCGGTGGCAAGAGTCTTCTTGACCTACTCACGCCTGTTGTCGTCGGGGCGAAGGTGGCCGTGCTGTTACTTCCGCCCAACTTGAAGCACCAGATGCTCGAGGTTGACTGGAACTACTACGGCCAGCACTGGAAGCTTCCTAACCTGGCCGGCTCTAAGTTTTTCCACCCAGACCGCCCAACGCTCCACGTCGTGGCCTTTTCCGAGTTGAGCGGCGCAAAGTCGACCGACCTCTTGAAGCGGCTTAGGCCCGACACGGTAATCGTCGACGAGGCGCATAACCTTAAAAATAAGAAAGCGTCACGCACCAAACGTTTCTTGAGGCACTTTAAGGAGCTCCCGGGCACTCGCTTGTTTTGTTGGTCCGGCACGCTCACCTCAAAGAGCATTAAGGACTACGCCCACCTTTCTGAGTTTTCGTTGAAGAAAGGCTCACCTCTGCCTTTGCACTTCACTGTCGTAGAGCAGTGGGCCGCTCACCTGGACCCTTCAGACTGGCGTGCGCCTTGTGGTCGCTTGGCCCTATTAGGAAGCGAGCCCGATGCTCGAGCCGGTTTTGCCCAGCGACTGAGTGAGACAAAGGGCGTCGTCACGAGCCTTGACGATTCTGGTTGTAATGCGTCACTTGTAGTGCAGACGCTCCCGTTTGAAGCTTCGAAGGAGGTTCTGGAAAAGCTAAAGACGCTCGAGAAGACGTGGCAACGCCCTGATGGTGAGGAGTTAGTCGACGCTCTTTCGCTGGCTCGATGCGCTCGGGAAGTCTCGTGTGGGTTCTTCTATCGCTGGAAATTCCCTAGGGGTGAGCCCCGGGCCTTGATTGAAGAGTGGCTTGAGGTTAGGAAGAATTGGCACAAAGAGCTGAGAGAAAAACTACGAAATGGTAGAGAATTTTTGGATTCGCCTTTACTGTGCGCCAAAGCAGCAATCAGATGGAGGGAAGGATATGGATTTCTTGACGGAGATGGAAAACGAGTTGAATTACCGCCTCACACAAAAAACGGCCCGCTACCTGTTTGGGACTCAGAATACTTCCCAAAATGGGAAGCCATCCGCCACAAAGTCAAGCCCGAAACTGAGGCCGTCTGGTTCGACGAAAGCCTCCCGCAAAAAGTCGTCGAGTGGCTCAAAGAATCCCCCGGTATTGCTTGGTACGAGTTCGGAGCAGTCGCAAGCAAAGTTATTGAGCTTTCTCAACCGTCGGGCCTGGACAATCTCACACACCTTGGTGCTGGCGAGATTTTTAACGAGCGAGTTGCTAAGCTTCGAGGGGAAGAACACTGCCTTGCGTCTATTCGAGCTCACGGAACTGGCAAAAACCTTCAGATGTTTGATAGAAGCCTTATCATCAACCCCCCAGGAGACGGGGCCATTCTGGAGCAGCTTTTGGGACGCTTATTTAGAAGAGGACAGCAGAGTGACACAGTTAACTTCGAAGTCTTCCAACACACAGAGCCTTTCAAAAAAGCGCTCGCATCAGCGCGAAACAAAGCAGAATATTCAGAAGAGACGTTGAGAGCTGTAATGGCCGTTAACTTAGCGAATTGGGTGGTATGATGATTCCAAGAGCTATCCAGGAGGTAAGGCGAGCGGAGTAAGGCCCCAGACGACTAGTCAGCCTGCTCGCCAATAGACAGTCGCGACAGCCGGGAAAGACCGGCATTTTTACTGGAGGATATGATGGGACTCTCTGCAAAAACAAAGAGCATTTTAGTAGTTGGAGCTGACGAAATTGAGGTTGATTGTTACGTGCCTCAAAAGAATGGTGACCTCTATGTCGAACTTCAGAGAGCAGGCAATGTCAACTGGCTTCAGCGCGCGCTCGTCGCAGAGGGGTTTTCTTTTGACTATCAACAACTGTTGAGTGCGAAGTCATCTAAAGAGGTAGTTCACTCCTTGATTATAAAGAAGAAATTATGAGCGTTGATATTAGCATCAAGACAAAATCAGTTCTATCGATTGACGGTGCTGGCGACATCGAGATTAACTGTTACAGCTTTCGTGAAAATGGGGACCTCTACGTAGAAGTTTCGAGAGACGAAGTCGCTAACTGGCTCACAAAAACTCTCGTTTTGAAGGGGTTCTCATTTGACTACCGAGTGATGAGTAAAGACACCCCAACTGAGGTGCATGCTGTCATCATAAGGAGCGGGAGATGAAAGCCACGCTAGAGTTTAATTTGCCAGAAGAGCAAGAGGAGTTCCGCGTCGCTTCAGATGCTGGCTCTACTATGAGCGTAGTCGAGGACGTCTTGAACTATATCCGCAACCGTCTAAAATACGAAGACTTGCCGGCTGACGTCGCAGAAGCCCTTGAAGAGGTACGTAATCGACTTCTTGAGGCCGTGCGCTAATGCCTACCTATATTGTCAGAGTCTCTAGAGTCTCCCGGCCTAATGGGATGCTTTCAAAGGTGGTTACCGAGTCGATGGTGTTTCTGGACTACCACAGCGCTAAGGCTGTTTGCGACGAGAAACAACGCACGGAAATCGCTGGGCCTGACGAGACTTGCGAAGTGGCACTTGAAGTGATTCCAGAAGAGCTGTACAACAAAGAAGCCCCGAAGGGCTAAAAGGAAAGACAAAATGGACAACGCACTGATTAAAGCAATCTCGGAAGCAAAGAATAAAGCGAAAAAGGGTAGCGAGCTAGAGTTCATCAAACCCAATCAGTCTGGAAAACTGTTGATTCACACAATTGAGAACGTGGCCCTTGAAGCCAAGTTTCCCAAGCCGGCTCAAAACTTCGTCGTGATGAAGGGCGAGATTCTTGAGTCACAGGGCGAAGGGGCCCAGTCTCCTAAGACTCCCGTCAAAATCATGTACATGCTGTCGACTCAGCCTTGGCGCTTGGATGACCTGAAGACTGACTTGTGTTCGATTCTGGCCGTTGATGACAAAGCCATCTCGCAAGAAGACTTTGGCAACTTGGTTTCCGACTGCTTCTACGGCCAAGAAGTCGATACGGGTGGCTTGATACCACCCGGGGCGCGTGATGGCAAGTCGGTTTTAGCTGGCGTGGTTTGTGCCTTCAACGCTTCAATCAAGCGCGACAAGGCCGGGGAAATCAAGCGCACAAAGGCAGGCGACCTGATTACACAACTTCGATTTAGGGCTCTGCCCGAAGAGAACGACGAGGCGGCTGTGGCTGCTCGCCGTGAAAAGCTTGGATAAGTAAGCTTTCGGCCCCGTTAGGCGGGCAAAGGGGGTTCAAGCGCCCCGAGGCCGTTTATGGTGGACAAGTCAGACCCTATCTCTTATACGAAATACATCCGCAACCTGCCGTCAACTGAGCGCCTTCTTCGTCAATTCCTTAAGATGGAGACGGGCTTAGCTAAGAACGAAGCCTACGCTCGCGGGCACCGTTTCAACTTTGAGTTTACACAAGAGCAGCGAGACGTTATTAACAAATTGATGGACGGCGGGCTAACTTTTGAGGAGGCATTTGATGAGTTCGAGCGACGAGAATGCGGGAGTGACGGGAGCGGAGCTGCACGAAGCGACGTACAGCTTGATGCAGAGCCTAACGAAGCAACACAACGATTGGATGCGGACGCGGAACACTAAAACCTTCTTAGCAGAACGCCTAGCCGCCTACTGTGCCTATAAGATTCTGTCGAAGGTGTTTGACCTGCATAAAATCACAGACGACACCGAGTACATCGAGCAGATTGAAGACTTCATCAAAGCGTCGGCGGATGGCGTAGTCACGGGCCCGATTTCGGAGCTCAATAAGAAGACAGAGAAAGTAGGCCTCGCTTGAGCTCCCCTGCTGAACAATACCTGAAACGACGCGTTAAGGCTTTAGAGCACGCGCTCTCTACAGCCGATAGAACCGCCGAGATTCTTGCGTCTCTCTGGATTCAATCGGAGAGTGTGTCCTGCGCGTTTGCTTTTGATGCCGCCCGCTTCCTTATCGACCAGGGACGCGAAGACATCGTTGACTCTATCGTGAAAGGGTATGCCGAGCATGCCGCGCGCGATAGCGATTGACTTCGAAACCCACCTAATTCAACCCGGCCTACTCGCCCCGCCCATTGTTTGCATGTCTTTCGCGGACCCGTCGCCCGGGCTCGTAAAAGACTGGCGCGCTGACTTTGAGCGAGCTCTTAAGTTTGACTTAATAGTTGGGGCCAACATCGCCTACGACTTCGGTTGCGCTTTGGCTGCTTACCCCGAGCTTTTCCCGAAAGTTTGGGGGGCGTATGAGCGCGGCGCGGTATTCGACATACAGATAGCCGCCAGCCTTACAGCGATTCATGACGGGCGCATGCGCGATGGCGAGTTGTACAGGCCAGACGGCTCGAAAATTCAGTCCGGGCGGTACTCGTTGCATGAGTGTGTGCGTGAGTGGCTCCACAGGATGGATGCCAAGCAAAACGACGCCTATCGAAAGAGCTACGCGTTGCTTGAGAATGTCCCGCTTGAAGACTGGCCTGAACAAGCCATTCAGTACCCCAAAGACGACGCAGTCAACACCCTCGAAGTCTTCAACGCCCAGTTGGCCCGGGGGAAGAATCTTCACGATATGCCAATTCAGGCATGGTCGGCGTTTTGCGTTCACTTGGGCAGTATTTGGGGGCTACGGACAGACGCCCAGCGCGTAACCGCACTCAAAACGAAAGTCGCAGAGCACCTTGAAGGCCTAAGAGTTTTCGCAAAAAGCAAAGGTTTCATGCGGTCATGCGGCACGAAAGACAAGAAAGCCATCGGCGAAGCCGTGTTTAAAGCCTATGATGGTCGGCCCCCGTCTACTGAGAGCGGTAACAGCATCTCAACCAGCCGCGAAACGCTCGAGGACTCGGGAGACAAGGACTTAGAGCAACTAGCAGAGCTTGGGAAATGGGAGAAGTTCGGTACGTACTTACCGGCCCTCGAGCTCGCCTCGACCAAGCCTCTGACAACGAGCTGCAACATCCTCTTGTCAACCGGCCGGGCCTCGTACGATGGTTTAATTCAGCTTATGCCCACAAAGGGGGGTGTTAGAGACTGCTTCTCCCCCCGGCATGGTAACGCGCTTGTTTCTGTGGACTATGCGGCAATCGAAATGAGTACACTAGCCCAAGTCTGTCTGTGGACCGTGGGCTACAGTGATTTGGCCAACGCAATCAACGCCGACAAGGACCCTCACTGTATCCTCGGCGCGGACCTCCTAGGCGTAAGCTACGATGCTTTTTTCAAGGAGTATAAAGCAGGTAGCAAGGTGCATAAAAACACGAGACAGGCTGCGAAGGCAGGCAACTTCGGGTTTCCGGGGATGATGGGAGCCGCGAAATTCGTCGTGGCAAAGCGCAAAGCAAAAGAAAGTGTCTGTGAGTGGTTCTACGCAGATGGCCGTTGCGGCGAACGCAAGATTTTTGAGTACAAGGACAAGCCTCTAGACGCTCCGCTCTGCGCGCGCTGTGTGGAGCAATCTGAAATCATTCGTTCTGCGTACTTATCCCGCTGGGGCGAAATGAGAGCCTACTGGCGCTGGGTGTCTAGTGAGGTAGACAGCAGAGGGGCAGTGACTCAATTTGTCTCAAAGCGCATTCGAGGCAAGCCCCACGCCCCCGCAGCTGCCAACACGTTGTTTCAAGGCCTGGCAGCCGACGGGGCTAAAAGGGCGGTAATTGCCTTAACTCGTGAGATGTACACAAAGCCCCAATCGCCGCTCTACGGCTCGCGCCTTGTCGTCTTCGCGCACGATGAAACAATACTCGAAACGCCATTAGAAAAACTTCATGACTCGGCTTATCTTCAAGCTAAAATCATGGTTGATGAGATGCGCAAGGTGGTGCCGGACGTTAAGGTTAAAGCAGAGCCCGCAGCGGCTCTTTACTGGTATAAGGACATGAGCACGGTACACAACGCAGAAGGTAAATTGATTCCCTGGGAGCCAAAGTAATGCACGTATGTACTGAGATTTACAAGACGATTGTCACTAGGGCAGAATCCAAGAAAAAGACCAGGCTGGTGAAGCTGCCAACCCACCTCTGGGAGAAAGTGGCAGATGACGAGCTTTTGTGGTTGAAGAATGTGGTAGGTGCCACGGTTGTTGAGAGTAAAAACTTGACTGAGCCCTTGTTTCTTGAAAGTGTTGACTCATGACGAGAACCTTGTGTGTAGACCCCGGACTTCGCGGCGTTGGCGTGGCTGTATTTGAAGGAAAGGTGCTAGAGCAAGCTGCGTACATCGAAAACCCAGAGAAGTCAGGGCGAGGTTACCGCGTAGCTTCTGCACTAGCTTTCAAAGTGCACTTCTGGCTAGATGCACACGCTTTAACAGCACCCGATAAAGCGATAATCGAGTTTCCACGCATCTATCCAGGGCACGCCAAAGTCGACAACAACGACTTGATTGACATCGCCACAGTTGGCGCGGCGATTGCTACGTGGTGTGAAGCTGACGAAATCGTGTCAGTCTTCCCAGCTGACTGGAAAGGTAACGTCAAGAAAGACGTAATGACAAACCGCATCAAAGCCGAGCTCTCAGCTGTCGAGGCAGGTAGAGTTGACAAGAGCTGCCGTCGCTCGTTATTACATAACGTGTACGACGCGGTTGGTATTGGGTTGTGGCGTTTTGGGCGTCTACATAAGAAGATTTTACCTGGAGCGAGCGAATGAAAAATAGCGAGAACGAAATAAGGTACAGCGAATTTGAACAAGAGCCGACTAAGGAATGGGTTTTTTCTTACCGGGATAAAAACCGTCTGGAACGTCTGGTTGATGAGGTTCAACTTCTGCGCTCGCAGCTGAGAATCTCGAGGGAGCTCGTGCGCTCCCTGATGAATGCTGAAGAGAAGCGAGTACTAAAAGAGAAGCGAAAGAAGGCGAAGAAATGAAAGTTGATTACAAATACACTTATGTTCAAAAAGGCGAAACAAATCATGAGTCTCGAACCAACGTGGCGTCCATCCCCGGATGTGCTGGGCCCGGAACTTCTTCTCGCATTGAAGCTCCTCGAGGAGAAGAAAGCAAAAAGAGCGCGGTTGAAAGCCCTTCTCATTACACGGCTGGCTTCGTTGAGTGCATCGATGCGCTCGATAGCGCTACGTCTACTTTAACTGGCAACGAGGCCCTCTACATCGCTAACGTCATTAAGTACTGCTGGCGCTGGAAGTTGAAGAATGGGGTTGAAGACTTAAAGAAAGCACGTTGGTACTTGGACCGACTGATTGGAAAACTGTCATGAGCTCTTATAACCCCTACGAAGACCCTTACTTGGAGTTTCCTCCAGAGCCAGACGACACTCAAGAAATCGACTTGTCCGAGAAGCTCGTCTATATTCTGGATAACGATAAGCTCTACTTAAAGCTTGTTTTTAACGCCCAATTGAAGGAAGATGGTACCATTGAGATGGACGACGGTACCATAAAGAAGTGGCTGCCCTATAAACACACTTAGAGCCTCGCAAGTTCTCGTCAGCTTGTGTTGCTCCGACGGCCTGGGTCTCGCTCCCCGGGCCGTTGTCTTTTAGAAGAGCTTTCCATTGACGACGCAATGCCCATTCACAATAGGCACAGGCTGCACGTGCATGATGCCGTTTGGCTCTTGGTAAAACACACCAAAACCATGCACCCACTCCGCAGCTTTGGCCTCATGCATGTACTCAGCTGCTTTTGAAGCGTCTCCCAGCCATCCAAACATCGCGGCTAAGTATGGCGGCCCATCAAAGCGCCCGGTAACCTCATATGACATGCGGTGAGTGTGGCCAATCGCCGCCGAACCCCCGAAGGCCTTAGCGGCTTGTCGGTGGGCATTCATCCCGGCTGTGCCAGTGTCGTGGGTAACGTGCAACTTACCTACTTTCACACTTTTACGGTACGGCACCCATTCCCACCCGCGCTCCTTCAAGCCAAGCAAGCGGGGCCATTGAATGCTTCGAAACATTGCCGGCGCTCGGTCCATTAAATACCGGTCGAGTCTAAATTCGTGGTTTCCGCACACATAAATCTTGCGCTCTGCACCAATCTTGTCTAGTTGGTCCAGACACTTGTTCACCTCGCCCAACTCATCTTCAAAATCTCTTTGCCCTGGCTTCGTGGCCGGGTGTGCGGAGAGCGTCTCTCCGTCGGCGAAGTCGCCAAGCACGACGACTGTTTGTACCTTTAAAAAGTGCGCCACGCGGAGCATCAAACTCCAGGCTTCTTCGTTGTGGTTTGGTATATGGCAGTCTGGTATTAAGAGCCCGGCTTTAAGGTTGCCAGAGCTACCGGCACTCCCACCGCGGCTGCCCCTATTAGAATCCCCACGCCTACGCTCAGCAAGATTACGGGTACCCATTCCTCGGCCTTGTGTTGTCTTTCTACGCCCTGTAGGCGTTTTAGCTCGTCATCAATAGCCTTCGCCGCAGTCGGGTTAAGCAAAACGCTCCCATCACTCATTTTCTGAGCAACAGGAGCGTCGCTTGGCAACTCTGCTTTACTGACAAAGGCAATCAATAAAGCCCCGCTTATTAGTGCTCGTTTCACTTGCCGTCTTTCTTTTCTTCAACCTTCACCACCGCTTCAAGCCCCGTCTTTTCATCCTTCGCGGGCGCGGGCGGCTCTTTTGGTTTCTTGCTTTTGACGAAAGCGACAATAGCGCTGACAGCCGTATCGACAAATGGAACCTTCTTTCCCATAGCCTTCAACACCACGGGTACGACTACCACAAGCGCCAACAGCACCAAAGCGAGCCAGTCTTGAGCTTGGGCCGCGTTATTCAACAAAGTCAGTGTCTCATCCATAATGCCTCCTGAAATAAGGTCGCCTAAGGCTATACCAACCGAAATCACTTTACCAGTGCCCAGACTTCCTTGAGCTTCTTACCCAAAGTCAGCTCTTTACTTTGGCGAAAGGCTGTGTCTAGCTCTTTCAACTCCGACGCTGTTACGTAACCTGGCCAAGCGACGTGGGGGTAGTCTTTGTAACCCTTACCTGAGTGTAGCCCGGCTTTTTCAGCCTCCTCCACCAAAATGTCATAGTCACCCTTAGCCCAGCCTGGTTGTACCCCTGGCTTCTTGCTCGTGTCTCGGACGAAGTCAATTGCCAGTCCGAAGTTATGCGCAGACTGCCCGCCTTTGGCGTGAGTTACAATCTTACCGGGCACCGTGCGACCTTGGGCCCACAGCGCCATCTGCTCTGAGTAGGAGCGAAAGCCGTGGGTTGCTACATAGTCCGCGCCTCTCGCCTGACATGCCGCGACGACGTCTAGAGCCTTCTGCAGAAAGGGCAGATAGAGTAAGTCCAAGTTGAGCCGCATGAAGCTATCTCTTGGCATCACGCCCCACTGAAGAGTCCGACGACTTTTGCGACGAGGGAGCAGGGGCCTTGATACGCGGGCGGAAGGTATCGGCAAGCAATTCCACCAAGAAAAGCAAGAATAAGCAGAATAACGCGACGATCACGGGTTGCTCGCCTTCTCGACTTGCGTCGCTTGGGTGGGGGAACATGAGAGGAAGCCATGGACGTGTCCCATCATGCCACAGAAAGTTATGAAGAACCAAGTACCTACTAGAATCACAGCATCAATCAGCAGGTCTTTCAAATACTCTAAGTAGTGCATTAGAAACTCCCGTCTTTCTCTCGCTCCTGGCGCTTCATCTCTTCTCGGATAGCCTCGAGGCTGGCGCACTTCGCTGTCAAGTCGTCTTTTACGATTTCCATCTTACAAAGCATAATCGGAGATGGCTCGCCTTCAACAAAATCGACTTTCACCCAACCCTCTCGCAAATGCGCGCAGCCTCCAGCAAGAATCGCGGCTGCTGTAATAGAGACAAGGGCAAGAAATGCGGCTGTGTATGTTTTCATACTCTAATCCTAGCGCTAGTCCAGGCTTTCCTCAAGGCGTTCACCCAATCGAACAACACCCGAAGGCGCGGGGAGGCATTGCCCGCCAGTTGACTCAGCTCTTGGCATTACATTACAACCCTTCCACTCTGCCCCGCCATCGGGTAAGCTCCGCAAACAAGCCACAGGCGAGTGCGCGTCGTTCCAGCCACCGTCTGGGTTTCTACAGTCTGGTATGACAAATCTAGAAGCCCCAGGCACTCGCGTGAAAGGGTTAGGGTCCCCCCACTTCAAGGCCACAACTGGGTAGGATGCGATTGGGTCTACGTCACATTGTGTGAAGTCAATCACCTCAATGCACGCTTTTACGGCGCGGGCCGCAGGGGGAAGAATGACGTTTGTTAGAGTAGCCGTTTGGGCGTCTGTCACTACAGGAAAGCGTACAGTTTCATATCGCTTCAAGCCAAAGCGCCCGCGGCACTCATCGCTCACACGCACCGGGCAAGTAGCCACGCGGTTTGCTGACAAAACACCAGCGTCTGCCAAGTCGACTTCTGTCGTGTCGTTTTTAGGCGCGTAGATGTTGTACGTCACTGTGCCGATGGTAATCGACGAGACAAGGAAAAGCAGGGCTCTAAGCTTTGCGCGGTTCATAAGTCCTGGCACTTCGTTGGAGCGTTGTGAACACAAACTTCCTTAACCACACCATCAGGCCGGCGTCGAGTCGCGCCAAAAGTAGCGTCAGTATACTCGCCTTGAAGCTTAACTTCATTCCAGTTCCAAGATGTGGCCGCGCTTGTCGTGCCGACTGCGCTGACAACTCCGTTGTACGTTGACTGTCTTTGCGTTGTTGACGCGCCTGTCCAAGTACAAATCTTTCGATTGTCCCCGTCTCTTATGAGAGGTGTTGACGTGGCCGAAGAAGTCCCGTTGCCTCCCGTGGATAGGTAACCACAAGTGCCTATTGTGCTGCTTGTTGCAATTGCTTGCCTCAAGTTGTTTGTGGCGTCTTGGCCGATGGCAACAGGTCCTGACGTGGTGGCGGCTGCTACTCCGTTCAAAGTAAATTTCGCACTTACTGAGTAACCGGTGGACGTGCTATAGGTGTTCGCGAGTGTAAAGCTGGCGTCTTCTTGTTCACGCACAACTGTGGCGTTTGTTGTTGGGATGTAGCTAGATGGGTAGTCCCCAGACTCAAACTGAGCCCCCCACACGTAAACCCTATTAGAAGAGCGGTCAATCCCGCCGTTGTTCGCTGTGGAATTACCAATAAAGACGCTAGCGCTACCGCCAGGAGAGCCCGCGACTACGCAACGCGTCCAGGAGGTTGAGACGTAGTCGCAGGTTGCGCAGGAGGCTACAGAGCCCCAAACACACACGTCAATGGAGCCTGAGCCACTTACGCCTTTAACGTAGTAACTTCCAGAGAAGACTCCCGCCGCTGCTACAGTCGCTCCCAGCCTGCCGCTAGATTGGCCGGTAGTAGTGGCTGCAAAAGTGTAGTCTTCCGCTGTGGTTGTCCCGTCAGGCGCAACAGCCGCATCTGCCCCATTGAGCGTGGGGGCCGTGCCAATGTTGGCCCACGAAGCATTGTTTATTTCTTCAGACCTGACAACTGAGTTTGTGCGGGCACTCTCTACCATTAATCCCTTAGAGCCAGTCCCAGTACCCCCGCGCATCACACGAGGCTGGTCTGTAGCACAAAGCACTAAGTCACCGTCGTCAATTGAGCTCCACTCATTGCCTTTGGTGCACGTCGCTGAGCTAGCGCGCGTAAACGTCAAAGTCTCTCCGCGGCTCCCTGTGGGGCTAGTACAAGCGCACTCCTCCGTCATGCCAACCCCTGTTGAGGTAGCAAACAAAAAAACGGGCTTTGAAGCGCCTACTCGTCCACCAAGCCGACGAGTTTCGCGGGTGTGGTTTCCGTGTCTCACACCAGCGGGCACTTTTTTATCAGGCACGGTGAGGGACAGAGCTACCAGCGCGGCGAAAATCATGGGATGTGCCTTTCGACAGTGCCAACCTTACAAACGTTGGCCGAGGTGGAGACTGAAAGGATGCTGATGTGCTGGGCAGTGCCTCGCAAATCGATTCGGTAAGGGTCCGAGTTCAAGTCGAAGTCGACGAGGACGTCTGAGGTAGTTGCGGGTGTGACTTCTTTCTCGCCCCACAGGCTATAAGTGTTTGACGGCGCTTCGCTGTAGTAAACAGGGTTGTCGCACTGCAGAAAGAGGCTTTGAGCCTTGCCCCAGTTGCAGTCAACACACCCGGCAACGCCACCGTCCGTGAGATAGACACCACCGTCGTCTTGCAAAAGCCCGCCGTCTGGCTGCAGCCTGTCAGCCGCACACCCGGTGACTGTCGTTTTAGTCGCGGTGCTTGTAGCCCCCGCGTCTTGTGGAAGGGTGAAAGTGCAGTAAACACGTTCCCCGGCCAGGGCGTCGAAACCAAGCGCCACAACGAGGGATACACACGCCGCAAAGATGAGCTTCTTCATTGTTATCGTCCTTCTAGCCGTTGGGCTTGGGTTTGGTAATTCTTTTCTTGGTTTACAGACTGCCGGCCGTCAGGCTTAGGCATCACACCTTGCTGTGGAGAGCTTAACGCTGTGGAGGCCTGTTGTAAAATCTGCACTTGTTGTGGAGACATACCAACTGCAGCCGGCCCTAGCAACATCCCGAAGGTGAGTTTTTGACGGTAAGTGATGGGTTGGTTTTGTTGCATCAGCCGCTCGCTGATTTTCTGCCGCAAGTCCTCGTAAAGAGCTGGGTAGATTGTCTTTATTGCCTCAACCTGCTCAGGGCTAATATAACCCTTTGACATATTGGTCAAAACCTGCTCAGGCGCCTCTACTGCCTGCCTGTATCGGTTAAACCTGTCAATATCCACCACGCTGGGCTTCCACTGCTGCGCAACGCTTCCGGGCATACCTTCGTAAGGGTTTTTCGGGAGCTTCGAGTCGAGAAACTGTGCAGCTTTCACCAACGTCGCCACAGCTTGGTTTGCTGTACCAGGCGCAGCAGCATTCAAGTCAGCGGGGATTGCTTCAAAAGCCCTAGAGGGGTCCTGCAGAATCCCCTTGATATTAGCGCGCATCGTCATGAATTCCTTCTCACTCAACGGCGCGAGCTTTGAAGAGCCCTTTGGAGCCTTAAAGAGGCCCTCAACGGCACCTTGTAGCGCGGCTTGCTTCTCGGCTTCGGCGGCTTGGAGGCTGTCCAGGATGGCAAGGCGGCTCATCGCGGCGTTGGCCTCTTCGGGAGTCTCGTTAGACATGCCAATTCGGCCCAAATAGTCGTTTCCATAAGCTCCGCGGGCCAAGGCGACGTGCTCTTTAAGTAAGGCGTCGGGACCGTGCGATGCTGCTTCCAACAAACGCAATTTGAAAGGGCCCAAAGCCTCAGGAGCCACCCTCACTATCTGGTTGATGTGCCTACCCAACGCCCCACCCACACCCTGAAGCGTCTTGCTTCCAGAAAGAGCTCGCAGGGCGCCTACAGCCAACCCCGGACCCTTCTCTCGGGCGTATTTAGCGCCCAAGGCGCCAAGCATGCCGGTTACTGGGTCCCCACTTCCGAGGACGGCGCCTTTTAAGAGGTCGCCCATAGCGAAAGTTGAAGCGGCTTCCTCCTTCAAAAGACGGTTTTCGATGGTGTCCTTAAGAAATTTCCCCTTTGCGTACTGCGCTTGAAGCCCGGCTAGTTCCCCCGCTCCAGCAACGCCCGCGGTTTCGGCTTGCGTGAAGATGGCGTCGCGGAGCTCTTTTCGGCCGATGTCGTAGACCTCTTTTTTAAGAGACTGCACGCCAGCAGGCTCGCCTACCTTCTTTCGGAGCTCGCTTTGGAATTTGTATAGGTCCTTAAAGGTGAGGTCTTCGCGACTCTTGAGCGGGGCTAACTCCTTCGAAATAAAGTTAGCGACGTCGTCCTCCGCTGCGATATTTCCCTTAAACCGCTCACGAAGACGGGCCTCAATAGAGCCAACGAATCCTTCTCGAGTCTCTCTCGCGGCAAGAGGCGTTACATCGTCAAGCTTCGACACTAGCCCTGCCGTGACTTCATGTGTCTTAGCCAAAGCCCCCTCAGCAGCTTGAAGGGCGCGCTCTGAGAATTCTACGGGGACTCCCTCCTGCCTCGCGAATTCGACTACCTCCTTGAGACTCCCGCCCTTGCGAATGAGCTTTTTGACTCCTGCCAGATTACCCTTGGCGAGTTGACCTTGCTCGATGGCTGAAGCCGCGTTCTCTAAAACCTCGTTAAAGGACGACGCTCCGGCCTTCTTTACGAGAGCGGAGGCACCTTTACTAAGGCCTTTCATCGCCAAGCCAGTGCCGGCCGAGAGCCCTCCACCTAAGACGGCGCCAGTCATCATATGCGAGGCGACAGACTCGGCCGTCAACTCCTTATTCTCAAGCGCGGCTTCGGAGATACTTCCACCCAGCCCGGAAAGCTCGCCCACTACAGCCTCTCGCGCGGCTACTCGACTAAGCGAAGCGCCTGCGCCAGCTCCTCCCGTACCTACAGCCATTGGAATGTAGCCAGCTACTTCACCCGTCGTCGCGGCTATCGGGTTTTCAGCTCTACGTGCAGCCATCGCCCCGGTATCGTCACTCGCAGCCTTCAAGAAGACGTCAGAAAGCCCGAGAGTCGCGGTTCTCGCCGCACCCTCGGCAAAAGCCCTAACGGGGGACCGCGAGGCTTGTAGCTGCTCCTCGGAGGCCGGTTGCATACCTTC